AACGGCTACTTGACGATCACAAACACATTTTCTCCGCTTCTGGTGGACGCGCAGAATTACATCATCGAAGTAATGGACGGCTCTGAACTTTGCTTTCGCGGAAAGTCCTTTATTACCGACCAAACCGACTTTCCTAAATTTAGCATCAACGAAGATGTGTTCACAGGACAGCCATCTAACAACGAATTTGTAATCATATGAGCAGTAACATCAGCTTAGTAGAGTTAGGCAAGTATACAACGCCGCAGATTAGCGAGGACAAGCGCGAGAAGTTCGTTGCTTACGGCGTAGATAACAACTATTATCAGACGTTGATTGAAGCGAAGGAGTCGCCTACCAACAGCGCGTTAATCAATGGCATAGCGGATATGATTTATGGGCGTGGATTACACGCCACAAACGCCGCTAGCAAGCCTGACGAGTACGCAATGATGGTGCAGCTATTCACAGAAGACTGTATGCGCAAAATCTGTGATGATTTTTACACATTTGGTCAGGCGGCATACCAAGTTATTTATGATACTTCTCACACCAAAGTAATGGAGGTGGCGCATATGCCTATTCAGAACCTTCGCCCTGAGAAGATGAACGATGAGGGCTATATCGCCGCCTACTATTACTGCGACGATTGGGCCAATGCGAGGCGCAATGATGAGCATCAAAGAATACCTTGTTTTGGAAAAAGCAAAGAAGGTCTTGAGGTTATGGTTATCAAACCTTACAAAGCAGGATTCCATTACTTTTCCCCTGTCGAATATCAAAGCGGATTAGATTATGCATTCGTTGAAATTGAACTTGCTAAGTTTCACTTAAACAACATCTTCACAAGGTTCAGCGGATCGACAATAATCAACTTCAACAACGGCATCCCTGAAGACGACCAGCAGCGGATGATTGAAACCAAGATAAAAGACAAGTTCACAGGCACAGAAGGAGATAGCGTAATCGTTGCTTTTAACGACAGTCAAGAAACTGCCGCAAGCATAGAATCGATAAGTTTACCTGACGCTCATAATCAATACCAATTTATCGCGGAAGAAGCAAGTAGGAAAATAATGGTATCGCATCGCGTAGTTTCACCTTTGCTTTTTGGATTGCCGCACAACGGCGGTTTGGGTTCGAACGCCGATGAGATCAAGATGGCCGCTTTGCTATTTGACAACACGGTGATTAAGCCAATGCAGCGAGTAATCATTGAATCCGTTAACGCGATTCTATCTTTCAACGGAGCAAGCCTAAACACTTTCTTCTTAACAAGCCAGCCGCTTGAGTTCAGCGAGATGGAAATCGAAGAAGTAGATATTGATACAGCACAGGAAAAGACAGGCATCGAATTGTCAAAGGAAGATTTTGATGATGATGAAATGCTTGACGCTTTAGAAGGTAGCAAGATAAATGATGAGTGGGAATTAATTGACAGCCGAGAATGGTCAGAAGATAATGAGCCAATTGAAGATTGGGCAAAGAAATCCATCAAATTAAGTGCTTGGCAGAAGTTTAACGATTACATTACTTCTTTTCCGTCGCGCGAATCGTCACTTGATAAAAGTTATTACAAGGTTCGTTATTCATATGAGGAAAAATATTCCAAAGGAAAAAGCAGAGATTTCTGTCGTAATATGATGAGCAGAAGTTCAAAAGGCGTTGTTTATAGGTTAGAAGATATTGACAAAGCATCTCGTAAAGGAGTTAATAAAGGATTTGGTCATAAAGGTCAAGCGTACGATTTGTTTCGTTTCAAGGGCGGTAGTTTCTGCGGTCATTTTTGGCAGGAGAATTTGTATCAATTAAAGAAAAAGAAAGACGGAGAATACGTTGAAGATAAGGCATTGAGTTCATCTGAAGAAGTTGCATCAATTCCAAAGTCATACGAACCTAAGCCAAGAGGCAGAAAGGATGCTGCAAAAGCACCAAGAGATATGAAGAATAATGGACGTTATCCAAGTTAAAAATGGCAAAAGCATTACTCATAAAGACAGAAGATGTACTGAGGTATTCCAACCTAACTACAGTAGACAGCGACAAATATGTGCAGTATATAGCGATATCACAGGATATGCATATCCAGCGATTGCTTGGAACTGACTTACTTGAGAAGATACAGGCCGATATTATTGCTGGAACACTTGCAGGAAACTACCTATCGCTTGTTACTGATTGGGTAAAGCCAGCTTTAATCCATTGGTCATTAGTTGAGTTCCTGCCAATGGGTAGCGTGACAATAGGTAACGGAGGTATTTACAGACATCAACCTGAGAATGCCACAGCATTAGACAAATCAGATGTTGACAGTTTAGTTTCGCAAGAACGAGACTTCGCTGTATACTATTCAAATCGTTTAGTTGATTATCTATGTAGCAATTCCAACTTGTTCCCTGAATATTCAAGCAACACAAATAGCGATGTCAACCCTGCAACCGACAATAATTTCTGTGGATGGGTGCTGTGAAACAAACGTATGAACCAAAGAAACGCAACATAATAAAGTTGCGCAGATTTATTAAAAAAATTCAAAAAAGTGGAAGTGATCGAAGGAGTGGCCGAGTTGATCGGTGAATATGGAATAGTCACGGTGTTGATGGCAATATCATTGGGTGGCTTAATTTGGAAAGGTAAGAGCATCGGGGCGTTTATCGTTCAGACTTTGCAGGCGTCCGCAATTGTCAAGAAAAATGAAGAAATCATTGAGGGGTTACGCGTTGAGATTCAAGAGTTGCGAACCCAACTTGAAAAGATGAACGGCGTCTTGATGACGCAGTCGGCTACAATCGCTCGACTTGAGGAGCGCATCGTTCAGACAGCAAAGAAACGAGTTTCAAAACGAAATCCATCGAATGGAAATTAGTGCTAATCTTACGCTCAAAGAAGTCAGTAAAAGCCTGACAGCGACACGCAAAGGTATCGACAATGAGCCACAAGGCGAGCATTTAACGAATCTCATCAAGTTAGCTAACAATGTATTTCAGCCTATCAGAGAGCATTTCGGCAAACCTATCTTCGTGAGTAGTGGATACAGAAGTAAAGACCTAAACAAAGCAATAGGTGGAGCGCACAAGATAATCAAAGGCGAATATGTAGCAACTTCACAGCATTGCAAAGGCGAAGCACTTGATCTGGACAATGACGGCAGAGGTTATCCATCAAACGCGGACATCTTTTGGTACATCTACGACCATCTAGAATTCGACCAACTGATATTTGAATTTGGATCAATGGAGAATCCAAGTTGGGTTCACGTTTCTTACAAATCTGAGGGCAACAGAAAGCAGGTTCTACGGGCTTCAAAATCGAATGGTAGAACTATCTATACAAACTTCAAAGATAACCGATGAGAGGGCCTCTAATTGCCTTAATATTGGTTCTAAGCAGTTGCTCGTTGGAGCATCGAATGGAAAAGAAGTTTCGAAGGGCAGAGCGAAAGATTGAAAAGCTGACGATTCTGTATCCAAAACTAATCCAAAACGACACTTTATATGACACAATTCAGGTTACAACGGAAGCTATCGAAGTTGATACAGCATTCAAAACTAAAGATGGTGATACTGTTACTATATTTCAAGATCGGCTTCGAATCCAATACTATCGTCAAAATGATACGGTATATCTCAGCGGAACTTGCGCGGCTGACACGATTTATAAAACTGTATCTGTACCTTATCAGCAGATCATTGTAAGAAAAGAAACCATCTTAGAGCAAATTGAAAAACATTCTAAACGCCTAATTTGGTTATTCGTTATATTAGCAATTATTTACATTGCAATCCGAGTCATTTGGAAGTTGATCAAACCACTATAATAGGCAACGTACCAAGCAAATCAAATTGCTATCGTATTATACGTTTAGGCAGCCGTTGCTCGCTCGCAAAAGGTAAAGACCTAAAAGCATACGAGGCATCGTTTGCGATGCAGTATAAAGCATCTGAAATGCTCGACTGTGAGTTTGGTATAAACCTTACAGTTTACTATCCATCAAGACGCGCAGACCTTGACAACAGTTTGAAAGTCATACTTGACTGCCTCCAAAAAGCAGGAGCGATCAAGAACGACAACAAATGCGTTGAGATAGTTGCCCATAGAAAATTAGACAAAGACAATCCTCGCATAGAATTTAATCTTTACCGGTATGAAGACCATTAGGCCAAGAATCACAAGCCAAGAATTTGACATTTTAAAAGAGATTCGAACGCAGCACAAAGCGTTGGCGAGGGAGTGCCAGGAGCAAGGGCTTCCTGTACACGACGTTAAGCATTATTGGTTTAAGGGAAAGAACTTCAGCATTTTTAGCAAGCCTAACCAGAAGTCATACGATGACGTTCGAGATTCAATAGTTTCTGAGATGAAAAAGCACGCGCCCATTTATCCCAAGCTGGAATACGCAAAACATAAAGAGGGACACTTGCTGATAATTGATCCAGCAGATATTCATTTCGGAAAGCTGGCGGTTGCGTATGAGTCAGGTGATAATTACAACATCAAGACAGCGCGCAAAAGAGTTCTGCAAGGAGTTTCTGGGTTGATTTCAAAAGCACAAGGTTTCGAAATTGATCAAATACTTTTTGTAATTGGTAACGATATTTTGCACATCGATAATCCGCAGAGAAAGACAACGGCAGGCACGCCTCAAGATACGGATGGGATGTGGTTTGAAGCATTTTTAAAAGCAAAGGAAACCATTGTTTCTGTGATCGAAATGTTGATACCTATTGCTCCGGTACGCGTTCAATATGATCCTTCAAATCACGATTATATGAGCGGCTTTTATTTTGCCGACACAATAAATAGCTGGTTTCACAAATGCGAAAGCGTCACCTTCAACACATCAATAAGTCACCGGAAATATTACAAGTACGGAAGCAGCTTAATCGGAACCACTCACGGTGATGGCGCGAAGGTTGGCGAACTACCGTTGTTGATGGCCCAAGAGTCGGCGAATGATTGGTCGGAAACAAAGCATCGATACTTTTATATACACCATTTGCATCACAAGATAAAAAACGATCACATAGGTGTTACCGTTGAAAGCTTGCGAAGCCCTTCAGGCACAGATAGTTGGCATCACAGAAATGGTTATCAGCACGCGCCAAAAGCGATTGAAGCATTTATACATTCGAAGGATCACGGACAAATTGCCCGGCTGACACATATATTTTAGTTAAATTCGCAATATGAAGTACACGGTCGATGAGTGGAAGGAGATCGTAAAAGATTACCTGCTTGAGATGAACGCAAAGGTCAACGCCGGGAAAGGCGCGACAGAAGATAAGATAATGCTTCAACGCATTAAAAAAGAGAACTTGCGGTTTATCAACCGTATGATAAAAGACTTTCTGCCTACGCTGGCAGATTAAAGACCGTTCATTTGTTTGTTTGTTTGGGGCAGTTCGAGAGGATTGCCCTTTTTTTTTGTCTTTTTTATAAAAGTTGTTTGGTTTATTAACATTTTATGTTATATTTGTCAAATGAAACAAACACAAACAGATATGAAAATCACTAAAATTTACTACGGCCTCAGCGATAGCTGCCGATGCGGATGCAACGGCACTTACTACACAGAAGCTGACCAAGATTTTAACTATTGGATCGGCCAATTCAACCGACTGCGAGACGAGCAACCTAACCACTACGTCAGCGAAACCGTAAACACACGAATTGAAGAGGTTAAAGCCAATGAGCATCTGGATACTGTTCTTTGCGCGTATCGCGAAAAAAACCATTCAAACTCTTTAATGACCAAACTAGCAAATTGGAAATAATGAGAGATGACGGCCTAGAACACGAATTGGTGATCAACGCGATCATAGTAGCAGTATTACTTTTATCATTATTCATACTATGAAGTTAGAAACGATAATCGCTAAAATGCTCAAGAAGCACAATCACCTGCAACACGACGACTACCTGTTGGTAGCCAATGTGTACTGCGAACTGTATCCGAATAGATATGCGTTCAATCAATTTCTTTATAACTTAGCGGAGGGCAAAGTGCCTACGCATTCACAAATCGTAAACATTAAACATCAAATTCAAAATGGATAAACCAACAATGTATTTTTACGACATTCAGACAATCTGGGCGTCAGACGGAGAACTTCATATGGAGGGAACAAACGGCACGGTCACATTTAATATGCACACGATGGTCGATGACCTACCAATTATAATCGATTATTGTCTCAAAAATATTGACCAGAGAAAAGGGCACATTTTCGAAGCAATCGACAAACTTAAAAACAAATAAA